CACGCAGACATAGACTATACTTATTTAACATCGACTGAAAACGATTTTATTTTAGAACAAGTTTCTAATAGTGTAAACTACTCAACTGATATAAGTACGTTTTTATTTTCTGAAATACCTAGAAATTTATATTCAAATTATTGGAGTGATTACATTTCAGATTTGTACTCAACTAAGCGAAGATTATCAAACTGGAAAGCTAATTTACCTATTGGAATAATTATTAGATTAAAGCTAAACGATAGGATAGTTATTGATGACAAAACGTATATTATTAATTCTATGAAAACAAACCTGAGTACAGGCGATGTAGATTTAGAATTATTAAATTATATCGGTTTACCTTTTACTTCTGTAAATTCAAACATACCATTAACAGCCGATACAATAGATTATTCAGCAGATACAACGCTATTAAGTGCGGATATGACTTACATCTATTTAGCGGATTTATCACCTATTCCAAACGGTGTTGAATATGAAACTTTATTAGTGAGTTATGCAAGGCAAGATTTCGACTGTAAAATTAGTGCAAACTCACCTTATTTAGTTGAAAAAGTAGATACAGGCGATGGCACAAGCTGGATAAATTTAGAAAACGAACTAGGACAAATAACCAACTATTTATTAATTAAAGTTGATGAAAGTACAACGGATAGAAGTATGGATTTAGAAGTAACTATCGGTGGCGATTCATTTACAATAACTATAACACAACAACAATTATGATAAGGGATATAATAGAATTATTACAGTTTCAAGAGTGGCATAACACGACTGAAAACATACATATTGCAAAAGGAGGTTATAGATTTCCAAGAACGTTTAAAGAACATTTAAAACAAGGTAAAAGATGGCTATCACAAAGACTATAGATATTGATGTAAATTCTAGCAATGCTGAAAAGAATATTTCAAAACTAAACGTAAATCTTAATAATTTAACTGATGCAACAGTTAAAGTAAAAGATGCTTCTAAAGAGTTTGGATTAATAAGCGAGGGAACTTCTCAAACATTAGATAAAGTACAGTCAGGAGTTGAAACAGCAGTTACTACTTATAAATCTTTTAGCGGTGCTTTAAAATCATTCGGTATTATCCAAAAAATAACAACTGCTGCTCAATATGTTTGGAATGCTGCAATGGCTGCTAATCCAATTGGAGCTGTAGTCGCTGTAGTGGTTGCTTTAGTCGCAGCTGGATATGCTTTGGTAAGAATGTTTCAAGCTAGTAGTGAAGCTGATCAGGCAAGTGCAAACGCTAATAAAAAACTAAATCAGGAACTACAAACACAAATAGAATCACAAAAGAAAGCTACTATTGAAAGTGATTTACAAAGAGATTCACAATTAAAAATGGCTAAAGCTTCTGGTGCAAGCGGTAAAGAAATTCGTAAACTTTCTGAGGAATTAGCAAACCAAGAAGTTAAGCAAAAAATTGCAAATGCTGAAACCTTAAAAGCAATATTTTTAGAAGCTCGTAGAGTTGCTAGCTTAGAGGATTCAACAGATGCACAAAAGGAAACTGCAAAAGTAGCTTTTAAAGCTTTGCAAGATGCTAATAAATTAGCAGAAGATGCTGTTTTAAATCGTAGAAAATTAGCTATAGATAATAGAGTAGCTGAAAGACAAGAACAAACTGATTCTATAAAAACAAGACAAGAGGCTGAAAAAATAGCAATAGAAGATAAACTAAAAGACACTAAACTTTCATTTCAACAACAAAGAAATTTAGTAAATAATGATAATATTTTAACTTTAAAAGATAAAAAAGATTTTTTAAGGAAAATAAATGAAGATGAAAAAGCACAAAAGAAAAAGGATTTAGAAGATTTAAAATTAGCTCTACAAGCTCAAAAAGATGCAACACAAATTAATATTAATGAAGTTAGTGATGCAATAAGTAATGCACAAGATAAACAAAATGAATTTTTAGCAACTGCTCAAGAATCAGAAGAACAGAAAGTAAAAGACAAATATTTTAGATTAAATGAGTTAGCAAAACAACAGCAAAGAACCCAGGAAGAATTTGACATTTTGGATATTCAAAAATTGAATGAACTAAATGATATAAAAATAACTGCTCAAAATAAATATTACGAAGAACAAAAAATATTAAAAGATAAAGAAGATGCTATTGAACAAGCTAAATTTGATTTAAAAATAAATCTTTATAATCAAGCTGCATCGGCATTAGGAGGATTAGGTGCTTTATTTAAAAAAAATACAGCTGCTGCAAAAGTAGCAGCATTAGCAGAAATAGCAATTGGTTCTGCAACAGGTTTAATTAATGGACTAGATATTGCTCAAAAAACAGCAAAAGGGACAGGACCAGCTGCTGCATTTGCATTTCCTTTATTTTACGCAACGCAAGTAGCTGCAGTATTCGGGGCAGTTGGAAAAGCAAAAGCTTTACTTGGTGGTGGTGGTGGCGGTGGTGGTTCAGCAAGTGCATCAGGAGGCGGTGGTTCAGCACCAGCAACACCTCAATTTAACATAGTAGGGCAAAGTTCAACAAACCAATTAGCTCAAACAATTTCAAGCCAACAAAAGCAACCTATTAAAACCTATGTAGTGGCGGGCGATGTTACAACTCAACAAAGTTTGGATAGAAATGCGGTACAAACAAGTACGTTTGGCAATTAGTTTATTTCTTTTAATTTATTTTGATATGAGTTACGAGCTTCAATTTCAGTATTAAAATAACCTAAATGATTATATTTAGCGTTAATTATAATTGAAGCTCTCCATTTATTATTAGTTTTATGCCAATTTACACCTACATATTTACTACTACTTTTAATATGTTTTTGATTTGTGTTTTCTCTATTAGTAATTATTTGTAAATTTAGTAAATTATTATTTAGCTTATTAAAATCTATATGATTAACAACTAATTTATAGCCATTAGATACATGATTTAAAAATGATTCTGCAACTAATTGATGTACAGTTTTCTTTTTTCCAATATTATTTTTCCATAAATCAACATAATAATAACCATGGTTACCTATATTTTGTTTTAAAATTCTTTCTTTAACCAAAGAAAATCCGTTTTTTGGATGTTTTTTATATCTTTCTAAGCTTTTAACTCTACCTAAATTACTTACTTCATAAAGACCTTCAAAATCAATAATACTTTTAAATATTTCCATAAACTAAAAACCCTATAAAAAGTGATGCAAGGCACTAAATATAGGGTATTTTATTAAATTATTAATATCGCTTGCATTCGATAAAACAAATATACAAAAAAATCTTATAAAAAAAATATTACGACTTTTATTTTATACGTTATACTATTATGAAACTATATGAATTAATATTATCGGATGAAGAAGTGCAGGGAATTGATGCTATTTCTGTAGTTGGTTCGCCAGCTATGGAAAGTCAGTTTATTATGCTTTCAGAAGAAAAAAGAGTTTCATTCGCAAAGATTGATAACGAAAAACAAATCTTGTTAGGGGTTGCAATGATTCCTGAAAAAAAGATTTACAGATTTGATGAAGATACACAAGAGGAATTTAATGTTTTCTTTTCAAAAGAAACTATTAAAAGAGCTTCTGAATTGTATCTAAAAAAAGGAAATCAATCAAACGCAAATTTAGAACATTCTAAAATAACTTTAAGTGGTACAATTGTAGAAAGTTGGATTGTTGAAGATTTACAAAAAGACAAAACTGCTTTATATGGTATTGATGCACCTATAGGTTCTTGGGTTGTAGCAATGAAAATAGAGGACAAAAAGGAATGGGAACTTTGTAAAGAAAACGGTACAGGTTTTAGTATCGAGGGAATGTTTAACGAAAAAGTAATATTAACTAAAAACGAGAATAATATGGATTTTAAACAAATGAAAGACGACTTATTAAACGAGTTCAAAACTCTATTAGGTAAACAAGTCAAACTAGCGCAATGGAAGTCAGCAGACGGAACATTAACACTAGAAACTGAAACTGATATGCCTGAAGTGGGTGGAACTATTACACTTGTAACACCTGACGGAAATGTACCAGCACCGATTGGAGAATACACTCTTGCCGATGGTATTACTATTTCAGTTGCTGAAGTTGGTGTTATTTCTGAAATTTCAACAATTGAGCAGGAAGAAGTAATTGCACCAGTTGAGGAATTAAGCGCGCCTACTTCAGTTCCTGATGTAGCAGAATTGAAAAATGCAATTAGCTCAATGCTAATTAAATTTAACGATAATTTGAATGTAAGATTTACAGCTATTGAAACTAAACTTTCTGAGCAAGTAAAAGAAAACGAAACTTTAAAAACAGAATTGTCAGCTACTCCAGCAGTTTTAAAAACTACAGTAGCACCGACATCAAAAAATATCGAAGCTCCAAAAACAATGAGAGGTCGATTAGCTTTATCATTAACCGATTTAAAAAATAAAAACTAAAAATGGCAACAACAACAACAGTAAACAGTTCCTACGCTGGAACGGTAGCAGGGGACATTATAGGAAAAGCTTTTAAAGAAGCGGATACTATTCAAAGAAATTTAGTAACAGTATTGGTAAACATTCCTGTTAAACAAGTAATTCGTAAAATTGATTACGGAAATGGTAGAACAGATTATTCTTGTGGATTTACTCCAGCAGGTTCTGTAACTATCGGAGAGGTTATTTTAGAGCCTAAAAAAATCAAAAACGAAGCTGAACTTTGTAAAGAAGATTTCAGAAATGTTTGGGATACAGCGTCAATGGGTTTTTCAGCTCACAACGACAATATGCCAGTAGATGAAGAAAGTGCTTTACTAGTTGAAATCTTAGCGGATACAGCTCAAGCAACTGATTCAGATATATGGGTAGGTGATGCTACAGACGACGGACATTTTGATGGGTTCATTCCTAAGTTCTTATTAGATGCTACAGTAATTGATGTTACAGCGGTTGCAGTAACTAAAGCGAATGTAATTTCTAAAATAGAGGCGGTTATGGCTGCGGTTCCTGTAGCTTTGAGAAGAAAACAAGATTTAGTTTTTGCAGTATCTAACGATGTAGCTTTGTTTTACCAACAAGCTTTAGTAAGTGCTGGTATTTCTAACGGTGTTGGTGGTAATGACTTCCAATTGCGTTACGGAAACTATGTGCTAGAAATAGTAAACGGTTTACCTGATTCAACTATGGTAGTTTACCAAAAGAAAAATCTTTACTTCGGTACAGGTCTTTTAAGCGATCACAATGAAGTTCGTATTAAAGATATGGATGATACAGATTTAAGCGGTACAGTACGTTACAAAATGGTTTATACTGCAGGAATTCAGTATGTAAGAGGTGCAGAGATTGTGTTATACACAACTTTCGTATAGTAGTAGATAACAAGGCGGTTGAAAATACCGCCTTAATTTAAAATATATAATTATGGCTTGTGAATTTATTACTAGCGGTCGTTTACTTGAATGCGTTAATAACACTTCAGGTTTAAGAAACGCTTATTTTGCAAAATGGTTAGACTACGATTTCGTAGTTGCATCTTCAGAGCTTACAAGTATAGGAACTTTAGCTGAGGTTTTTAAATTTGAACTTAAAAACGTTGGAAATATTCCACTTGAAACAGAAACAAGTTCTGTAGATAACGGAACTGTTTTTTACGATGCGAAAATTGATTTAGTTTTAACTGGTTTAACTGCTCCTTTAGTTAATCAGGCTAAACTACTTTCAAGAGATAGAAGTGTTATTTTTATTGAAGATAACAACGGTAAATTCCACTTATTTGGAATTGCTAACGGTGCTAACAAAACTACAGGAACTAGAGAAATAGGTGGCGATTTAGGAGGATTTTACGGACTAAAAATGAGCTTTCAAACATTAGAGCCAGATACAGCTCCTATATTGAGTTCAAGTGCTGTAACTTCATTACTAGCTATCGTTTCATCAGTTTATGTGAATGATTAATACTTTTTATTAAATAATATTAGCCTACTAATTAATTTTAGTAGGCTTTTTTATTACAAAACGATATTTATACGTTATATTAGTATGGTAATATTAAAACCCTCAGAAGCTAATCATTTAATTACAATTATTCCTCGTATAAATGCGAGTGCTATTTCTATTGTAATAAAAAATGAAAGCAAAAATACAACTGAAACTATTGAAGATATTTCAACTACATTTGTAAATGGCTATTTGACTTTTGAAATAACTAAAACAGTTTTAGAGCAAGAAAGTTTTGAGTATTCGGTTTACAATTTTTCAGATTCAGAATTATTATTTAGAGGAAAAGCATTTGCGACAAATCAAACAGATTTGCAAAATTATAAAATAAATTAAAAATGGGAGATGTTAGAGCAATTAGTTTAAGTTCACACATAACAGAAGTATTTCAAGAATTTAAACCTAGTGGTAAAACTTATATTTTAAACGGTAAAAATAACGTCGGTTATGATTACGTTATTGACAGATATAAATATTCACCAACAAACTCAGCAATTTTAGATTCTTACTATTCTTATATTTATGGGCGTGGATTAAATGCTAATTATACAGTTAATCAGGCTAATCAAATGGCTGTTATTCAAAAGCTATTTTCTAAAGATAATGTAAAAAAAATAGTAAAAGATTTTTCTTTGTTTCACGAAGCAAGCTTTGAAATTATTTTAGGCAAGTCAGGAAACGAAATAGCGCAAATAAATCATTTACCTAAAAACAAAGTTGTACCTACAGAAGCAAATGAGTACGGTGAAATTCCATCTTATTGGTATAGCTACGATTGGAACGATTTAAAGAAATATCCAGCTATTGAAATACCAGCTTTCACACAAGGCACTACAGAAAAAAAGACAATTTTTGTAATTAAAGAATATACTATTGATGACTTCTATTTTGCAAGACCATCTTACTATTCAGGATTAAACTATGCAGAATTAGAAGAACAAATTTCAATATATTGTATTAATCACATTAAAAACGGTTTGAGCGCTGGTTATATTATTAATGTAAATGAGGGCATAACAGACGACGAGGTTAAAGATGCATTTGAAAGAAATGTGATTAAAAAATTTACAGGTTCACAAAACGCAAATAAGTTTATCTTATCATTTAACTCAAATAAAGATAGTGCAACTACTTTGGAAGCTGTACAAGTTGCAGATGCGCATCAACAATATCAATTTTTAACAGAAGAAGCAAGAAAACAACTTTTAACAGCGCATAAAGTTGTTAGTGGTGCAATTTTAGGTATTCAATCGGGTACAGGATTCAGTAGCAATGCCGATGAAATAGAAACTGCATTCAATGAAACGATGTTAAACGTTATTAAGCCATTACAGGACACCTTAACAGATGGGTTTGAATATGTATTAGGACAAAATAATATCACGTTACAGTTGTATTTTGAGCCTTTAAGACCTAAAATAATTCAAGCTCCTGTAGTTAAAATGTCAAGCGAAAAAAAAAAGATTGGTAACGCGTTAATTGAACTTGGCGAAGATGAAGATTTAGAGAATTACGAGTTAATAGAAACTAAGCCAGTCGATTATGATGAAGAAGAAAAAATAACTTATAAATTTGCAAGTACAGGAACTGCAAATCCATATAGAAAAAGTGTTTATGATACTGATTTTTATATATTTAGATACCGTTATGCAGGAAATGAAAGTCCTGAAAGAGATTTCTGTAGAAATATGATGTCAGCAAATAAAATATACAGGAGAGAAGATATTGAAGCTATGGGAGATGTAGTTGTAAATGCTGGTTTTGGTATGCATCCAAATCCTGATAATCCTTATTCAATATGGAAATACAAAGGGGGAGGTTTATTAAGTGCAAATTTTACAGGCGGAACTTGTAAGCATTATTGGGAAAAATTAACCTATAGAATAAAAGATGTAAAACCTGATGTAAAATCACCAATTGCAATTGATGAGGCTGCAAAAGATAGAGCAAGCGGAATAGCTGGAATAGCACCACACGATATATAAAATAATATGATACTATTAATAACACCTCAGCAAGTAATAGACAAAACACCGTTTAACGGTAATATTGACTATGATAAATTAGTTCCCTGTATTGAAGATGCACAAGTAGCAGACTTAGAACCTTTGTTAGGGCAAATTTTATTTGATAAGATTTTAGATGACTATGAGGCGGAAACTTTAAGCGGTTTGTACTTAGATTTGTACAATAAATTTTTAGTAGATTATTTAATTCGTGCAAGTGCAAAGAATTATTTTTTAATCGGTGCTTATCAGGTTGCAAACGGTGGAATTTACAAACATAGTGCGGAAAATGCTGAAACAATTAGCAAAGAAGAAGTTGATTATATGATGGTTCAACAACGTACTAAAATGGAAGTGTACGGAACTAGAATGAAACGATGGTTAGTTTATAATAGATTGCCTGAATATTTACAACACTCTGAAATTATAAACGCTAAACCGATAAATGTAAGTTCGTGGTGGTTTGGTGGCAGAAATTGTACAGAACAAATTGATACTTGGAACAATGAATAAAGATAAAAAGCCAAATATAGCAAGGGTTAAAAACGAGGAAAAATTACGAAAATATTTATTAAGTAAAGAACAAAATGGCAAAGCAAGTAATAAACGTAGGAACTAGTGCAAACGATGGGACAGGTGATAAAATTAGAGTAGCTTTTCAAAAGACTAACGCTAATTTTACTGAATTGTACGATACTAAATTAGAATCCGTTGTCGCTGGAACTAATGTAACTGTAGATAATACTGACCCTTTGAATCCTATTGTTAGCGCTACAGGTGGAGGAGGTTCTCAAAACTTACAACAAGTAACAGATATAGGGAATGAAACTACAAATGATATTAAAGGTAATTCTTTTCAAGTTTATGATGTAGTAAATGGTGTTTGGAATAAATTAGAGGGTGTAGAATCAGGTTGGAAAATTACAGATGATACTGGTAAAAATATAACAACAGGGCAAATTAATTCTTTAGCAATTGGTGATATATCAGACAATTCACAAGCGGTTATAAATACACTTTTATTAACTGATAATAGAAATTATCAATTACCCGATGCAGATGGTACAATAGCTTTAACTACTGATGTAACTGATATATTAACAACTACTATTACAGATGGCGATACAACACACGCTCCTGATGGGAATGCTGTTTTTGATGCTTTGGCTACTAAAGAACCTACAATAACAGCAGGCACTACTTCTCAATATTGGAGAGGAGATAAAACTTGGCAAACTTTACCTAGTAACGCATCAGGTGGAAATACTGTTAATTACTATTTGAATGGTAGCGTTGCTGCAAGTGTTGCAACTTATAAGCAGATGTCAAACACTGCAATAATTGGAACAGGTACTGACTTTGCAATAACAGGTAATGGATTAATAGCACAGTTTTTAACAGATGTAGGTAATCCAAATAGACTTGAAATACCTGGTGGAGCGTGGAACTTTGAGATGTTTTTTTCAATGTCATCAGGGGGAGGAAGTCCTAAGTTTTATGTTGAACTTTTAAAATATGATGGTACTACATTTACAAGTATTGCATCAAGCGGTGCAACACCTGAAACAATAAGTGGAGGTACTCCAATTGATTTATATTTAACATCTTTAGCAGTAACAACTACTTCTCTTTTAGTAACTGATAGATTAGCTATTAGAGTTTATATAGTTGATAATTCAGGTGGTAGAACAGCTACATTGCATACGGAGAATAGTCATTTATGTGAAATCATTACTACATTTGCTGGAGGAGTTACTTCATTAAATGGACTTACTGCTAATACACAATATTTTGATGAAGGTACAAGTGGTACAGATTTTAATATATCTTCTTTAACCGATACTCACACCTTTAATTTGCCTGATGCAAGTGCAACAGCAAGAGGTGTAATAACTACAGGAGCGCAAACAATAGCAGGAGCAAAGACTTTTTCCTCTTTAATTACAATGCCATCAACTGGTACACAGAGAATATTAATAGTTGAATCAAGCGGTCAAATTAGTGGATTGGACACAGCTATTTTTGCAAGTCCAAATGAATTAATAAATGTAAAAGGTGTTACAAGTCCTATACAAACGCAATTAGATGGAAAACTAACAAGTGCTACATGGGTTGATTATTCAGCTACTTCAACTATTGTAGGCTTTGCATCATTTACTACTAAAATAATACGTTATTCAGTTGTGGGAAAAACAGTTAATGTTTGGGTTTATATTAACGGTGTTTCTAACTCAGCTAACTTTTCAATAACATTAAATAATAATGCATCCGCAAATTATACAATAGCTTCTTATAGCGGTGGCTTATTTGCACAATCGGCAGTATCAGGACAAGGATTTGTTACAATACCTATATCTTCAAGCAATGTTTTTAATTTTGGGTATTGGAATACAGCAAATGCTACTACAGCAACTTGGACAATTACAGGTGCAAAAAATATTAGAGGATTTTTTAGTTATGAAATAGATTAATTATGTATAGTATATTAGACAACAACGGAATTTTTTTAGGGTTAAGAGAATCACAACCTACAGCAGAAGAAAATATAATTTATACTTCTGTAGTTTATACTGGTAGTTTTATAGAACCTAAATTCAATTTTGAAACGGAAGTATTTTACGAGGGTAAAGTATTAACACCTGAAGAAATAAAAGCTATTGCAGTTACTGAAATTAAAGCAAAGTATGAGTTTCACAGAACAAACGGTTGGGATGCTTATCAAGATTTTAGAGCTATGATAGTACTCGATATTGCAGGAGCTGTTATAACAGAAACAGATGCCTTTTTAATTGAAAAAGATTTAAAACTAGGTTATGATAGGATTGCACAAAATGGTGATTGGAAAACGGCTTATTATGAGCTTTCACAAGTTACAGTAAGCTATCCTTTTATTCAGCCTTATATGGATATAGCTTTGAGTTATATTTTAGATTATATTGCTAACAATTATGATAGTTAGATGGGAATTACTATAGGCAAATACTTCAATCAGTTTTCAGAAGATCAGTTAAGAATAGGTTATAACTTTATGATTCAAGAATTGAAAGTATTACCTAGAATACACCCAATAAGAGAACTGTTTGCTGATGCTTGGGTAGATTTTATGTTTCATAAATTTTCGTATGATGGAGCTACTTTTGTAAAAGAACGCAACCCTATAACTATTTTTGAAGTAGGTGCTTTCATTCACGACTGGCGAAACAGCAAGGGGTATGTAGGCAAAGAAATAGATGTTGAGTTTTTAAGTATAATGATTGCTTTGAATTATAATTATAAATTGATTATTAAAAGATATTTTTTAACTAGATTTACATTTATAAACGTTTTAAGGCATAAAATTAAAAAAACATATAAAAACGAATTACCAACTAATATTTTTAAATTATGAGCAAATTTATTACATCACGATACTACCTACATTTAATAGTTGGGTATTGCATAGGGTACAATCTTACAAGCCTAACAGATTTTAATCTATACTCAACTATTAATAAAGCGGTTGGGGTTTATACAATTACTTTTATTTGTTTTTGTATCGGTTTCTTTTGGGAATGGTTACAAAGTAGATTCTTTGAGGGAAGAACTGATTGGAATGATATTTTTTGGAGTGCTGGCGGTGGTTTTGTCGGCTCTATACTATGTTTTATTTTTTGGAATAATAATTATATTTTTTACACGAATGTTTGTTTAATTGCTATATTTGTAGGAAAAGATGTAATAAGGAATCTTAAAAAATAAAATGAGTAGTAAAGAATTAATCGATAAATATTTTGGAAAGGCAATAAGCAAGACTTTTACAGTTTTTATAATTGCTACTATCGGTTTATTTGGCACACATTTATCAGGAAGTGAATGGACAATAATCGCAAGCGTTTACATAGGTTCACAAAAAGCCACAGAAACAATATTAAAATTAAAAGATAAAAATTAAAACAATGAACCATACTTTTCTAGACGTAAAATTAAGTGCAATAGCTGTATCATATTACTTAGCATCATTTTTAACCGTTGATTTTTCAATGAAATTTATAGTATTTATCCTTACAGTTGGTTATACACTTAGGCGATGGTACCTACTAGAAAAAAATAAAAAAGATGAGTAAAATTGTAGAAATAGCAGTTGCAGAAATAGGAACAAAAGAAAGTCCTTTAAATTCTAATAAAACAAAGTACGGTAAATGGTTTGGGCTTGATGGCTTAGCGTGGTGTGGTATGTTCGTTTCTTGGTGTTATTCTACACGTGGCAAACCTTTACCAAATATCGGTTATTTAAAAGGCTTTGCAGGTTGTCAAACTGCTGTAGCTTACTTTAAAAAGAATAAACGAATAGTTAAAGATCCTAATCCTGGCGATATTGTTTTTTTTGATTGGAATGGTGATGGAAGATACGACCATACAGGCATCTTTGTAATGTGGCTTGAAAAAGGCAAGACATTTCATTCAGTTGAGGGAAATACTGCAATAGGAAACGATAGCAACGGTGGCGAAGTTATGCTACGAAAACGTACTAATCATAATGTGCTTTTTGTAAAAGTATTCGATTAATGTACGTTAAACTGTTTGAAAGAGTTTACTTCGACAAAT